GGGTATATACTGTCCCCAGTTCATACCAGTCTTGCCGATAACCTCTGTGCGAATCTGATGCCGCATGATCTTGTAGGCATGGTTGGTAATCCACCATTGCTGACGCAACAGCTCGATCTTGTTCTCCATATCCTCTACCTTGTTGCCAGTAATCTCGATGCCAACATCGTCACGCTTCATGTCGCGAAGCTCACGTCTGGCCTGTGTGCCAGCAGCTGTGACATTGTGTGTAATCTTCTCAAAGACACGAGTGAACTGGTCAGCAACCTTGCACTGTAGGATAACCTCGGGGCCATCCTCGAACATGTCGATCAGAGCGTGCATCCTGCGCTTGAACTCTGCATCCCAGAGTGCTTGCTTGTCAGGTGATGGTTTAGCGTCCTCCTGCAATGCACGAGCTACGCGGTCAAGATTCTCTGTGGTAAGTTGTGTATCAGTCATGTGATTCTCCTCACGTTAGGTTATGGGGTAGACCCTATGCCTACCCCTTATATACTTGGCTTACTGAAGATCTAAGTCAGTGTCATGCTGTAGATCAATAAGCTGTGTTGCCCGATCCAAGTCCCCTGACATAAGAGCCTGCAAGATCTCATGTTGTGCTGGCGAGATAGTGATCTCGTGGTTAGCTGTTGATGTTGTAGTATCGAAAAGATCTAGTTGTAACATGATTACCTCGTTATGTTATGTAACACGCATGCACAATTGCAGCGTTGATCCCTACGGACATCCAAGCTCACAGATAGTCAATGACCGAAGGCCAGCTTGCTGGGCAATATTGTTCGATTGGGAATAGAACTAACTGACGCAGAACTATGAGCCGCACCACTGTACGGCGACATCGTTAATATGAGAATAAGCTAATCGAAGAATATTGATCATTGACTCTCTTGAGATTGTGGATCGTCATCATCTAATGATACGCTGAAAATTCGTGTGTGTGTGTTCTCAACTCAAGGGAGTGATAAACGGTCGCCCTAACGGCGGTCGTTTATCGCCCCGGAAATCTGATGACTCGCAAGCTTGTCTTGCATTGCCCGACCAAGGGCAAATCGGTGCATGAGTAATGAACGAATACAGTGCGATACAAATAGTGTATTGACAGCGTTCTAACGCATGTGTGTATAATCTCCTTCCGAAGAGTTATGGGACACGGAAATGACGAAAGCCAATACACAACAGCAAGAAAGATATAAGGGCGGTGTAGTACCAATGGAAGACATTGAGAAACACTCTCCGACACTGAGAACATCTCACAGTAAAGTAACTGATGCACAGGCTGATCTGGTGCATATGATCTTGCATGATGGTTGCAACCCAACAGAAGCAGCGGGTAAGCTGGGTAGGAACAAGGCTTGGGCATATAATTCACTTAACAAACAGCATGTTATCGAATACAGACAAGAACTGGCTATGATGACTTTGGGATGGGACGCTACACAAGCGATGGCAACGATGCGTGATCTGCTACAAAGTAACTCACAACATGTTAGGCTTGAAGCCGCAAGGGATCTGATGGATCGTGCTGGATTAAGGAATGACGCACCGAGAGGACCGAGTACAGCGGTGCAGATAAACTTTAATGTAGATTGATATGGGGCCCCATTGAGACATGGTGCTTATACAGAAGTGGCCTTTGAAAACTGACGGCCAACCATAAGAAGGTAAAACACATACGCAATAGACTTAAATAAACCGATCTGTTAAAAATATTTTTTTACCCCAATAAGCCAATAGGAGGATCATATGGGTGACGAAAGCGGAGGAGGCGGAGGCCCAAGTGGTGCTGAAGTTCGTGGACAAGTAGGATTAACCAAGAAAGAACAGAACCAAAGAGCTGTTGCTCAAGAAAAGGGTGGTCGTCAATCTGCTGGTGTTGCAAAGGGCAGTATGCGTGCTGGTGCTGCTCCTGCTAGAAGCAGTGATAATTATGGTGCTATGTCTCCATCTGATGTTGCTAGCGAGTCAATGGATCGTTCCGTAGATCAGTTTACAACATCTACTACTGGTGCTTTTCGTGATCTTGATGATCGTGTTAACAAAGGTCAGATATCTGAGCGTGTTCAAAACCTACCATCTGTTATTGGTATGGCGGCAACAGGTTTAAATAAACTTGGGCAATATACAGCTGGTAAGATTAGAAGCGGAATTGATGCTGGTGGTACGCCTGTTTACGATAGCATTGGTCGTATTCAAGGTGTTGTTGAGACAAGAGACACACCCTTTGGTAAGGGTGAAGTTTACACTGGTGGATCTAGCTATGATCCAGTTGGTACTGGGAAGAGAGCGCAGCCTGGGATTGGCTACGTTATGAGTGCAGGAGATGTTCAGGCATCTGAAAGGCTTGCTGGTGGAGGTGATGGCGGTGGTTCTATTGGAACTACGCAAACAGCCGCTACTGCTACTGATGTGACTGGCTCTACTACAAGTCTGTCTTCTGCCGCTAGGCGTTTAGCAGCTGGTGGCGCAGCTGGTGGTGCTACAACCAGACGGTTTCTTGGATGAACCTAGATTATAAACCGCCGGGGCCTGTTGCCAAGGCGTTTATGAAAGATCGCTCTTTTGTAAGAGGTCTCAGAGGGCCGGTTGGTTCCGGTAAATCTGTGGCCTCTTGCATGGAGCTGATGCGTATAGCTGTAACGCAGAAGCCAAATGCTAATGGCGTTAGGCGTACTAGGTTTGCTGTTATCAGAAACACTAACCCACAGCTGAAGACAACGACTATTAAGACATGGCGTGACTGGTTCTCAGACGATATTGGTAGATTTGTGTGGTCTCCTCCTTATACACATAATATCAATTTCGCTCTGGGAGACAAAACAGCCGTTGAGTGCGAAGTCATCTTTTTGGCTTTGGACAAACAGGAAGATGTTAAGAAGCTGTTGTCTCTTGAGTTGACCGCAGTCTGGATCAACGAAGCCAGAGAGATTCCCAAGTCTATTGTAGATGCTTGCACTATGCGTGTTGGTCGCTTTCCGTCTATGCGGGATGGCGGCCCTTCTTGGTTTGGTGTGATTATGGATACCAACTCACCTGATGAAACCCACTGGTGGGCGATTATGTCTGGTGAAGCTGCTCCTCCTGAGTACATGTCTAATGAAGAGAAGATGCTGTTGGTTAAGCCTGATGATTGGACTTTCTACTCGCAGCCAGGGGCTATGATCGAGCAGAAGGACAAGGAAGGCAATCTTACTGGTTACGTTAAGAATCTCAAGGCAGAGAATCTAGACAACATCCAGCCTGACTATTACGACAAGATTATTCTTGGTAAGAGTTCCATGTGGGTGAATGTTTATGTTCTGAACAAGTATCAGGCGTTGCTTGATGGCAAGCCTGTTTATCCAACCTTTAGAAAGGAGACTCACGTTGCGAAGTCACCCATCGAACCCATACAGGGTAAAGAGGTTATCGTCGGCATTGACTTTGGCAGGACGCCATCGGCAGTATTCGCCCAGCAGACAACCTTTGGGCGTTGGTCTATTTTCCACGAAGTCATCGGACAGGATATGGGAGCTGGAAGATTCGCAGATGTTCTCAAAAGAGAAATCGCCAAGAACAACTGGGAAGGACTAGAGTTCAAGTTTGTCGGAGATCCGGCTGGCAATCAGATGGCGCAGACATCCGAAAACACGCCATTTATGATTTTAAGGGCAGCGGGCATTACAGCATATCCAGCACCTACCAATGATACTCAGGTTAGGATTGAATCGGTTGAATCTGTGCTAAATCGTATGACAGATGGTTATCCGTCTTTTGTTGTAAGTCCTACTTGCACCACTCTTATTTCTGGATTTGAAGGCGGATATCAGTATAAACGTATGTATCACATGGGCAGAGAGTCTTATGATGAGAAGCCTAATAAGAATAGGTTCTCTCATATACACGATGCGTTGCAGTATGCAATGTTAGGGGGCGGTGAGGGTCGAAGAGTGATTCTCGGTGGTCGTTCAGCACCCTCCCCCACCACTGTTGAGAGGGCTAGTAACCCATTTGAGCGTATGAAAAACAGATCAAGGCTTTCTAGGGGACAAAAAGGACATGCCAGAGCACTATGAAATGGATAATTTGCTTTAAAGAAGCGCAAAATATTGGTTTATGGCGCATATTTACCAAGCATAGGCAAGGATTTGGGCATGTTTTTGCTGTTTGCTTTGATCCAGAGCTAGATACATGGTTTAAATTTGAATATGCAACGCAAAGATTTAATTTTGAGTGGCTTAGAGAGCAAGAAGCTGACTGGTTGGTTACTGACCTTATGTTTAATTGCGTATGCCTTGAGGTAGAAAGCAAAAAGAACCCTATATACCTTCCTCGTTGGCTTTATTGCGTGAGTTTTGTGAAACACATTTGTGGAATAAATAAACCTTGGATATTAACGCCTTATCAACTCTATTGTGAATTGCGTAAATCTGGTGGAAAAGACATCTTCTTAAAACCAGAAGAAGGAGAAGAAAATGGGATTCGGTAGTTCTACCCCACCTCCTGATCCAGAGCTTGAAGCCCAAAAAGCTGAAGAAAAAGCTAGACTGGAAAAGGAACGTGCAGAAGAAAAAGCCCGCAAGGAAGAGCGTGATCGTGTACGCAGAAGTAATCTTGCTGGTCAACGCTCATTGCAGGAAGAGGATGTGCAGGGTTTTGTAGGCTATCGCCGTATGGGTAAACCCTCTGGCTCTATAAGGATGTAATATGGCTACTAGACAAGATGACAACCTTCCTACACCAGCAGGAGTTGCTGATGATAAGAAGGAACTAGAAAATGTAATGAACCGCTATAAGAAGGCTCGTGGTCGCTGGTCATCTTGGTCTGACATCTGGGAAGAAATCTATGATTATGTTCTTCCACATCGTGAGAGCTTCTTTCAGGAAAGCGCAGCCGCAAGGCGTACAGAAAACATCTATGATGAGACAGCCGTAGTTGGATTGCCTAAGTTTGCATCTCGCTTGCAACTTGGCTTCTTTCCACCTAACGGTAGAGCATTTAAGCTAATCCCAGGCCCCGAGTTTCCAAAGGAAGCAATTAATAAGGCAATGCTTGCAGAGCTTGACCGAATTACAGAGCTTTTACATGAGGGTTTGCGTAACTCTAACTTTAACTCAGAGGTGCATGAGGGTTTTCAAGATCTAGGTCTTGGCACTATGAACCTTCTAGTTGAAGAAGGTCGTTTTGTTGGTGACTTGCATTTTACGTCAGTACCGCCAACAAACGTAGCTCTCTTGCCTGGGAATCTTGACTCCGTTGCTGGCTGGTTCCGCTGGAACAACGAAATGGACATTACTGAAATTAAGCATCGCTATCCTGATGCTAAGTTCAGTGAAAAGATGGCTTCGGTTCAAAGGCGTGATCCGCAGCGTAAAACTAAGGTTATTGAAGCCACAATATATGATGAGAAGAATAGATTTAAGGATGAGTATACTTATTACTTGATCTCTGAAACTGACAATCATATTTTAAAGAAGCAGAAGCTAGTTGGTCGTGGCAGCGTTCCTTGGATTACAACACGTTGGTCTAAGTCTGGTTTTGAAGTATGGGGTCGTGGCCCTGTCTTACAAGCCATGCCAGCTATTAAAACACTGAATCTTACTGTTCAACTTATTTTGGAAAACGCAGAGATGGCAATAGCCGGATCTTACGTTTATGATGATGATGGCGTCTTTAATCCAGACAACATTACAATTCAGCCAGGGACGTTCATACCGAGAAGCCCAGGCTCGACAATCGAAACGCTCCAAAGTCCGGGCCGTTTTGATGTTGCTCAACTTGTGCTTGATGATATGCGCCGTAATGTTCGCAAGGCACTATTTATAGATGAGCTAGACACAAGACCAAATGCTCGTACTCCATTGTCTGCTACTGAGGTATCCGAAAGACTTGCTGATGTAGCTAGAGACATGGGTGCTGTAGCTGGTCGTATGCAGAAAGAGTTCTTACAGCCTCTTGTAGAGCGTATCATTAAGATTTATACAGACCAAGGTTTGTTAGACATACCTAAGGTCGATGGTCGTGAACTTAGAATTGTTCCAGTATCACCACTGCTTAGAGCACAGGATCAGCAGGATGTTGCTGACTTTGTTCGCTTTCAGCAAACAGTTGCTGGTACATTCGGGCCTGAGATCACACCAGCATTATATAATCAAGAAGAAGTTATTCGTTATCTAGCACAGAAGTTCGGTATTCAAGAAGAGCTGCTTGCGGATGCACAACAAGTCCAGCAAAACGCCCAGTTAATGCAGCAATTGATGGCTGCACAGCAAGGCGGGGGTATGCAGTGAAGGAGAAAATAAATGTTTCGCCAGATGGTAGAGGATACACTAAGGAAGTTGACCAAGATCTTAATTCTAAAGCCTATGCTCTTTTTGGCTCGGGGGTTGGAAGGGATTTTTTACAATATTTGGAAAGCTTGTCGACAAATAACATCTACGGTGCTGGGGTGGGAATCGAAACTCTAGCACATGCAGAAGGCAGTCGCTGGATAGTGGCTGTGATTAAAAAGCGTACGGAATTAGGTAGGAAACAAGGCGATGGCTAAACCAACCAACGCAAAATTATATGCAAGAGCAAAAGCTATTGTTAAGGCAAGGGTGAAAAAGTGGCCTAGCGCATATGCCTCAGGTCAGCTTGTTCAACAGTATAAGAAAATGGGTGGTAAGTATTCGTGAGTCTTACTAAGTGGTTTAATGAGAAGTGGGTTGACATATCCACTACGAAAGATGGTAAGCATCCACCATGCGGTCGCAAGATGGGTGACAAGAGGAGCTATCCTAAATGTGTGCCTCAAGCTAAAGCAAGCAGCATGAGCAAAGGTCAGAAGCAAGCGGCAACAAAACGCAAACGTGCAACGAATCCATCCAGCGGTGGTAAGAAACCAACTTATGCGAGGACGTAATGGCTAAAACAGCAGCTTGGCAAAGAAAAGAAGGTCAAAGTAAATCGGGCGGTTTGAATGAAGCTGGTCGTAGATCACTGCGTAGACAAGGTAAAAACATCAAACGTCCTGTTTCTGCCAAAGAAGCTAAGAAGTCCCCGAAAGCAGCAGCAAGACGTAAATCTTTTTGTAAGCGTATGATGGGTATGAAAAAGAAACTTACAAGCAAAAAAACGGCTAATGACCCTAACAGCCGTATCAACAAAGCACTAAGGAAGTGGGATTGTTAATGAACGAAGCAGCAGCAGAAAGCGTTGAAACCGAAGCATCAGTCGAGGTTCAGGCATCAGGAGTGCAGGAGCAACCTCAAGAAGCATCAGAGAGATTTGATTGGCTTCCTGAGAAGTTTGAAAGACCAGAAGAGCTTGCGAATAGTTATAAAGAGCTAGAGCGTAAGTTTTATCAGCGCAAAGATGAGCTACGAGAGCAGATTGTCTCAGAGCTTAATGAAGAAGCTGTAAGCGCAGCACCTATTAGCCCAGGCGATTATGAGATTGATTTTACACCGCCAGAGGGTTTGGAATATACAATTGCCAATGATGACCCGATGCTGGACTGGTTTCGCAGCAAAGCACATAACTACGGTCTATCTCAGCAAGAATTTAATGAAGTGATTAATGAATATGCGTCTATGGACACCCAGCGTGGCCCTGATTGGAACGTGGAGTCACAGGCTCTAGGTGAATATGCAGAGCAACGTTTAGAGCGTGTAGATTCATGGGCGCATAAGTCACTTAGCGAAGAAGCATATGCAGCTTTTGCTAACACACCAGCATCAGCTAACATGGTGCAGTTATTTGAAGAACTCATGGAACTCAATGGTCAGCCTCAGTTTAACATGGTTTCACCAACAGAGTTTCAAGAACGTCTTAGCATTGATGACCTACGTTCAATGCAACAAGACGAGCGTTATTGGAAGGATAAAGACCCAGCCTTTATTGCAAAGGTTCGGGCTGGATTTAACCAATATTCACGGCAGAAATAAATGTGAATTAACAAACACATCACTTTCTGTCAGTTTTACCGTACTGAAGGCCCGTAGTGTTGGTCTCGGCCCTAAATGGAGTAGCTCTCCTAACTGGACAACCGAACAAAGCCAATATGAAGGAATAACCGGATGGACAATGTAACTTTAACTTTAGGATAAGGAGCTAATAGCATGGCAACCCCATCTATTGATACTTCCTTTATCGAGGAGTTTGAATCCGGCGTCCACATGGCGTATCAGCGTATGGGTTCAAAACTTCGTGGTACTATTCGTACAGCTAATGGCGTAAAGAATAAGACCACTTTCCAGAAAATCGGTAAAGGTTTTGCTACTACCAAGGCTCGTCACGGCAATGTTGCCCCGATGAACCTTGAGCACACAAACGTCTCAGTCACCCTTGAAGATTACTTCGCTGGTGAATGGATTGACGATCTTGATCAACTTCGCATCAACCATGATGAGATGCTTGTCGCACAGCAGTCAGGTGCTTACGCACTTGGTCGCAAGACCGATGAGTTGATCCTCGATGCGATGGACACAACAACAAATGCACTTAACGAAACCACAAACGGCATCACACTGCCTTGGGCTTTCAGCTTGATGGAAGCTTTCGGTAACAATGATGTTCCTGATGATGGTCAGCGTTATTGTGTTATTGGTTGGGAAAACTGGTCACAGTTGATGGACATTGATGAGTTCTCTCGTGCAGAGTACATCGGTCAGGAAAACTTGCCTTTTGCCAACTCAGTAACAGCAAAGCAGTGGTTGGGCTTTACATGGTTCCCATTCTCAGGATTGGACGACAATGGTACAGACCGCAAGTGTTTTGCTTGGCATCAGTCAGCAATTGGTCATGCAATCGGTGCAGACGTTTCATCTAACATGCAGTATCACAACGATAAAGATGCGTATTTTGTATTGAACAAGATGCAAATGAACGCAACACTGATTGATGCGAACGCTTGTTATGAACTTTTGTTGAAGAAATAAGGGAGGTTTACAATGGCACTAGTTAAAGCAGACCTCACTTTGGTCAACTACTCAGGCAATGGCTTCCACATTTGGCATTACAAGTCAACCGCAGACGCTCTGAACACAATTGATACAGCTGCTTACTTTAACGGCGTATCAAGTGAGATGAACGTAGGCGATGTGATCTTCATTAATGCTTCAAATGGATTTGGCATTGCAACTGTTGTGTCTAATTCTGGTGGTGTAGTCGATACTGGCGACATCGTTAGCATGACAACAGATAGCCGCTAATGGCTAAGAAACCAACATTGAAGGCGGCAGCGAAAGCTGCCCCTTCTACCTCTTCCAAAGAAGAGATTCGTAAGGGCTATGTTCGTAAGATTGGCCCTAATGCTAAATTAGGTAAGGGTGTTAAGTGATGTCCAATTATAAAATGCCAACTAAAAAAAGTTATGCTGGTGACGACATGGGCAGTCGTATTGCTAGAATGATTCTTGACACAAGCAATAATTACAAAAATATGGGCAATTTGTCTAAATCTGAAAAAACAAATGCTACAAAGGGTCGCAATAATCCTCGTGGCGCAAAAGGGGCTAGATAATGAAAACCTGTGCTACATGTCCAACTCCGGCTAAGTGCCGCAGTGCTGGCAAGTGTTTAAACGCAAAGAAATCAACTAAGACAATGGGTAAAGGTTACGGTAAGTAATGCCAACAACCCCATCTACCGATATTGAAGTAGCGCAGAAAGCAATGGTTCTAGTTGGTCTGGAGCCATTGGCTTCGTTTACAGACCAGACTGATGAAGCTTTGGTAGCAAACACTATCTTTGAAGATGTGGTAGAGGATTGTCTGTCTCAGCATAATTGGAACTTTGCTACAGGACAAAAAACTCTTAGTAGGTTAACAGCTGCACCAGTTGACCGCTGGGAAGCTGCATATGCGCTTCCTACAAGCCCTGCGGTTGTTCAGGTGCAAACTGTCACTGTTGACGATCAACCCCAGCAGTACGACATCTATGAGCGTTATGTGTATATTAATGCAGAAGTTAACGATGATGTTGTTCTGAATTATATTTATCGTCCAGAGACTCAATACTGGCCCCCTGGATTTACCATGTGGGTAATATTCAGATTGGCTTCTGTGTTTGCCTTGTCAGTTACTCGTAAAGCAGATGTTGCTAAGTCATATACAGACCTTGCAGAAATTCAGTTCCGTAGAGCCAAGGCTCGTGACAGCCAGCAAGTTACAACACAAGGCTTACGCCCTTCTCGTTATCACCGTGTTCGTTTAGGTAATGGTATCTATCAAAACGTAGAGGGGCTTTAATGAATGGCACTTCTACGGCAGTTCTACACAAATTTTACAGCTGGGGAATTAACCCCATTGCTGTCATCACGACTGGATTCGGATGCCTATAAAAACGGTGCTAAGACGCTCCGTAATTTCCGTTTGCGTGCTCAAGGTGGTATTACTCGTAGGCCTGGGTGTAGATATCTTCAAACGCTCTCCAACATTGCTTATCAGATGGAGTCGTATATTTATGACGAAGATGAATCATACATCCTTCTATTTAGTAATGGGCAGCTGGATATTGTTGATACTACTAGCCTCTCCTCGGTAACACAGACAATTACATCCTGTCCTTGGATAACCTCTCAAATTGGTCAAATTAAAGTAGCTCAGTCTGGTGATACGATGATTATCGTTCATCCTGATTTTGCTATGCAAAAGCTAACAAGAACATCAGCATCAAACTTTACATTAGCTGATTATTCTTTTGACACTTCAGATAATTTTATTCATCAGCCTTATTACAGGTTTGTTGACCCTGCTGTTACACTTACACCTCAAAGCGCAAGTGCTGGTAGTCAAAATATTACAGCAAGTTCATCTATATTTACTGCTGATTGGGTTGGAGAAGAAATAGAGTTTACTGACTCAAATGATGTTGTTCATCATATAGAAATTACTTCTTATACATCAGGCACAGTTGTCGTTGGTACTTTTGATACTGCTCCTCACAACACAGATGCTAGAGACACTTGGAAAGAGCAAGTTTTCTCAACTCGGCATGGATATGCTCGTTCAGTAACATTCCACGATCAGAGACTTATCTTTGGTGGTTCAAGGGACTTGCCAAACCATATGTTCTTTTCAAAGGTTGGTGAGTATTTTAACTTTGATGTTGGTTCTGGTTTTGATGATGAATCAATCCAGATTCAGATTGCTGAGAACCAAGTATCTGAAATCAAGTCTATGGAATCATTTCGGCATCTGGCTGTGTTTACGTCAGAGCAGGAATTGTACTGTCCTACGATTGAGAATCGCCCACTAACGCCATCTACGATATCTGTTAAGAAGCAGACATCCTTTGGCAGCGGTGAGGTTAATCCTGTCGAGTTTGACGGTGCAATTGTGTTTTTGACAAAGACAAAGGGTGCAATTAGAGAGTTTATTTTCTCTGACATAAGCCAAGCATATAACTCTGATTCTATTACTATTCTGTCTCAGCACCTTATTGGCACACCTACAGACATCAGTGCTCAACGTGAAGCATCGGATCAGGTAGAGAGCTATCTCTATTCTGTAAACACTGATGGTAACATTGCTATCTTTACCAGTATTCGTAAGGAAAAGCTGCAAGGATGGACTCTGTATGAAACAGAGGGTTCATTCAAGAACATCGTGAATGTTAACCGTAGGGTGTATGTAATTTGTGAGAGAGAGATAAACGGTTCTACTCTTACTACATTAGAGTTACTGGACAACGGTTATCATCTGGACAGTGCCTACAAAGACACAGATGCTACGGCAAAGACAAACTGGCAGATAGCGCATTTGCCTAATACTCTTGTTCATGTAAAGTCTGGCAATTACAGCCTTGGCTCATACACAACAGATGGAACAGGCAATCTGACTCTTAACGCTGCTGTTACTGAAGTCGAGATTGGTATTAACTATATTCCTGTGTTAACTACACTGCCTCCTGAGTTTCAGCTGCAAGACGGTATTTCTTTTGGTCAGAAGCGGCGCATTGTAAGAGCCGTTCTTGATTTAAATGAAACACTTGATGTAAAAGCAAAAGGAACAAGGGTTATTATCAGGCGTGTTACAAGTAACTTTGCCAATCCACCTGATGCTATTACAGCTCGTAAGGAGATATATTTCCTTGGGTGGTCAAATGATGGTACTGTTACCGTTACACAAGACGAGCCATTACCTATTGGTTTGAATGGCATATTGCTTGAGGTAGAAGTATAATGGGTATGGGATTACAAGTTGTCGGCATTATTGCTGGCCTAGCTGCTGCTCAACAGCAAAGAAAAGCTTATGAGCTAGAAGCTCAGTCATACAAAGAACAGGCTGATTTAGCAAAGATTCAAGCTGGTCAGCAAGAGATCGAGCGTAATAGAAAGCTGCGTATTCAGCTTGCTGCGCTTGGGACTGCTATGTCGTCTCAGGGTGTAGCACTTGGAACATCCCCATCTGTATTGGCTTTGGAAACAGATGAGATACAAGTAGCAAAGAATGATATTGCCAGCATTAGGCTAATGGGCATGTCTACTAGAAGGAAGTTTGAGCTTAGTGCTGCGGGGTCTAAAGCTGGCGCATCAGCAGCAACAATGGGTGGCTTTGCAAAAGCTGCCGGAGGTGTTTACAGCACGTTTTATAAACCAGTGGGTACAGCATAATGGCATATAAAAAGACAGGTGGTAGAAGTGTAACTGTGCAACCAACTGGTATGCCTGACCTTAGTGGTTTCTTTGAATCTGCTCGTCAATTAGAGCAAGTAGGAAACCTAGCAAGCTCTATTGGCACTGATATCCGTAAACGTGAATACAATGATTTGCTTCGTCAGGCCGAGATTGACGGAGAGACTGCTGGTGCTGTTTACAAAAAGGACAAGAATGGTCAAATGGTTTTGCAGCCACTTGTCAATTTTGATTATGGCAAAGCAACTCAGACATATAGTGAGAGTGACCAAAAGAATATTATTAATGCCTATAAAAAGTCAGCAACAAGAACATATGTTTCTGCTGCATCTAACGATATTAGCCTAGCTGCACAAAATGCTTTAGATCAAAATCCTGATGATCCTAGTGGAGTTAGAGGTGCGTTAGAAGGTTATCTTGATGGCCTTTCTGAGCTAGACCCTCAGGTTAGAGCTGCGTTAACCCCTAAAGCTGTACAAGCATTTGGTATTGCTGAAAACAGAGCATTGGCTTTGCAGCAAAAGAATGTAAGGCAAAATTCTATTTTTCAGAACGAAACTGCATATAAGTTTCTTTCAGAAGAAAAAGGCAAGCTTATTGCGTCTCTGCAAAACGCAGACCTTGAAATGCAAGATGCTGTTTTTAAAAGAATTAATGAAATTCAAAATGAGCAAGACCAGATTTTTGAAAGTTTAAGCCTTAATGAAGTTACAGAGTTAGGTTTAACTAAACTAAGAGATATAGACAGAACAGTTGTTGCTGGTCGTGTTGGTCAAACTCTTGTTAAAAAAGTGTACGCATCTGAAGGGGCTGAAGCTGCGTATCAGACCTTGCTTAATATTGTTAATGAGTCGCAGCAAAATCCAAATGTTGACTCAGAAGCTGTGGGCAAGATAGGTGCTGAGACATTAACGTCTCTTGAAAAAGCAGCAGCGTTTGCTAAAAAAGAAGCAACAGAAATGAAGTCAGCTTTATATGGCGATCTTACTTTTGACATTATTGTTAATGGTGCTGATGTTGCTAGTATGATTCTCGACCCAAACAACGACATACATAAGCTTGATAAGGCTCAACAAGGTGCTTTGTTGCAAGTTTCTGAAGGGTATAAGCAACAAAAAGCAAGTGCTATATCAGCTGCCAATGATGCTATATATAAGGCACATTTGGCAGTTATTAAGTCTCCACAGTTGCATAGTCCAGATCAGGTTAGAGCAAGTCTTTCTTCTATTAACGATATGGTCAGCAGAGGTGATCTTGGAACCGTTAACAGAATAGATGCTCAAACTGCATTTTTAGAATCAGTTGGTTATTTTAAACAAGGTGAAGCTAAAAAAATAGGATCTCAGCTTCAGGTGGAGCTAGGTCCTATGAGCACATATCTCATGGAGCCAGCATATTATTTATTAGAAGAAAATATACAAAGGCTTGAAGAAGCGGGAGTAATTGGTAAGGGTTCTCACTTTGCCACAAGAAAAGAATACATCAATAATGTAGAAGCCTATCAAAAGAATTACAATGAAAGACGAGACAAATACGATCTTGCTGTTAAAGCAGAGTCAAAATTAAGGACAGGCCAAAAGCTTTCATCAAAAGAAGAATCAGCACATAACGAAGTTTTTAACTTTAACAAGGTTAGGGTTAAGGATCAAAATGGTGCGGATGTTCTTGCTGATATAAATCTTATGAGTGAAGATCAAGCGGTTCAAGCAGCTAGCATGAACGCTGTGGCTGCATTTGCAGTAACCACAAAAGGATCTGCTCATTCTGCGTTCAAGTCTATAGTAGATACAATAATGTTTAGACCAGAAAATGCGGATGTAGCTGTTCGCACTATGGGTCAGGTTATGTCAGCGTTGCGTAATGCCTATAAAGGCGAGTCATTTGAAAACATTGAAGCTCAGTTTTACAGCAATCTAGACACTGAAAGCGTTGTGTTTTTAAGAATGGCATCTAAGCTTGGCGTTGAAAACACTGTTAACATGTTTTCTAATTTTGAAACGCAAAACATGAACAGAAGTGTAAATGATTATTTGAATACTAATGGAATAACAGCAGATGAAGATTCATTCTTTATCGAAACATTTAAAGATTCTATAAACGAAGTAAACTTCTGGTCTTTAATGACTCCTGTTATTGATAAAGAGTACGCTGATATGTATCGTGAAATGGCTTCTAACGCTGGGTTAAGCAATACAGTTGGAACAGTACTACAAGACCCATATATAAAGGATTATTTAAAGAAGTCTTGGTATGCTAAGATATTGCCATTTAAAGGAACTCATAATCCTAAAGCTGCTATGCACCTTACAATTAAGGAGCTTGGCAAACGTGTTGGGCTTGAGGTTAATCCTGTCTCTGGAAAGCCTGAGTTAGTTACAAGCCCTATATTAAGGCAAGCTCAAGCGACTGTTCCTAATTATGCTGGCGTTACCCTTACTATGAATGATGTAAGAGGTGACTTCATTGATAGGTTTAAAGCTGTTGGGGGTATGGTAGATAAGTCTATCATTGATGGCCTTAACGATGTTGTTGATGTTGGCCCTAAAGCTCCGGTTCAGGGAATGTTTGGTGCTGATCTTAAAGGAACACATACCTTACATTTCTTCCCTAATGAATCTTATGGTGGGACACAAACATACACAGTCGCTCTTAGATCAGGCACTGGTAAGCTAGTTCCACTTAGTAATAACTATGCTTACAATTTTCAAAGCTCTTTGGCTTACAAAGACACGTTTCCAAAAGTTATTGAGAAGCTTAGAACACAACGTGCAAAGGATGTGTTTAATACAGTTGGGCTATTTGACCCTGCGTTTGTTCAAAACACATTTGAGAATATTGAGAACGTAAGATCAGACACATCTCTGTTGCCTTTAATTAACGGATATAATGAGTTTGTATCTGGTTTTGGTGGGGATGCAATTGATCCTAGCACACTGACAAAGGCAGAGGTTGACGACTTTTTCTTAGCTCTTAAAGAATTAAGGTTTTAGCAATGAGCAACATTGATTGGGATTTTATTGGTAAGCTTGAAGGCAAGCGTAAGCTAAAAGGCTACGTTCCTGATGCCAAAAACTCAGACTCAGGCGTTACTATTGCTACTGGGTTTGATCTTGGTGCTAGAAAGCTTTCTGATCTTGCTGGTCTTCCTCAGGATATAATAGATGTTATAACGCCTTATCTTGGAATTAAAGGCGCAGAAGCGGCTGAAAAAGCAAAGGGTCTTAAGATTGACGATTCTCAAGCAAAGATTATTGATGAGTTCTCACACAAAGAATCATATGACAGACTTAGCAGCAAATGGGAAGCTGAAACTGGCACTTCGTTTTCTGAGCTACCTGAACACCAAGCAACTGTTATTGCATCTGTTGCTTTTCAATATGGTGATTTGGCTTCTCGTACTCCTAATTTCTGGAAACAGGTAACTAGTGGAGACTGGGACGGTGCTGTAAGCAATTTGCGTAACTTTGGTGATCGTTACGAAACACGTCGCAAAAAAGAAGCTGAATATTTTCAAAAAAAAAGACTTGATTTCACCTTGAGCAAAACAGCACCAGAAAACGCACCGTCACGTCAGTTAAGCAACGAAGAGCTTGTCAAGAAAGTACAGGGTCAGATTGCTGCGTCTAGAGAACCTCAAACAGCCCCCACCACTGTCGGTGAGGAAGTTGATTTTGAAGCACCACAAATGGAATTTGAGCAAGACTCTTTTGTTGCTGATGCTCCTATTGAATCCCCAGTTACATTAAATACTGTTACTGATGATTTGCCTGATACTGTTGAGACTGATCCTGTTGTGTCTCCAACAAAGTCAAATGAGAATCTTCCAACAAGAAGCTCGATGGAACAGTCTTATACAAGTTTGTATGGCAAACCTAACACTCAGTATGGAGAGTACATACCATCTCAGTTAGGCAATGATGATGCTTATGATTATGGTGTGTTTGATGATAGCTTTACATCTGTATGGGGCGCAGCCTTTAGACAGCATAACTTTTTGCCATCTTTACAGAGACTCGTAAAGTCAACTGATTCTCAGTATCAGCCTGAGGATGGATATGATCCATTTCAGGACAAGAGCCTAATTAGAGAGCTTGGTGGAAAAGACGGTCTTTGGCGTTTTATGCACAGCCAAAGCCATGCTGAATCTATGTTAAAGCTGGAGAACTTTAAGGAAGACGCAGAAGATATGGCGTTGCTTGCTGCGACAGCATCAGGCCCAGCACAATTAGTAGCTACTCTAGCTACCCCTACTACATTTGCGCCGTTAGCTCCCATTAAGGTTTTAAACTCAGCATCAAAAACAAGAAGGTTTGTTGGTGGTACTGCGTTTACGGCAGCTATACTTGCGCCAGAAGAAATGCTTATTGCGTCTCAGAATGAATATAGAGATGCCTCTCATTCTGCTTTGGCTTTAACAGCACTTAGCCTTCTTGGTGGTACTCTTACAGCTAAGTTTGGGAACAGGCTTTCACCAACAAGAGGTTTTACACCAACTGGCAGTGGTGGGGGAACCTACAAAGCAGCTGGTGCAAACGTATCTCCAGAGCGTTACAGAGAAACTCTCTATGCCACTATGGAAAATGATGCACTAAAGGAAACAGGCATTGGGTTAGAGAAGCTTCCATGGAACCCTGTTCTTCGTATGCTTAAAAGCGATAACGCATTTGTACGCAATCTTGCAGTTGGCATGGTTGACGTTGGGGGTATGATGCAGAAGAAGGTCGATCTTGGTGAGAAGATGGATCAGTCTGTAGAAACTACATTTAGAACTAAATATCTAACGCCTTTACTTAATACAGTTAGAGAATCTGACAGTGCTTATTTGCGTTATCGTGGTGCAACTCCGGCAGACACGGACATATCTCGTTCTATGCAAATGATTAAAATGTCTGCATCTGATCTTTTGAATAGAAGCGGTGGTCATTTAACAGAGACTCAGTTCCGTATTCGTGTAGCAAAAGCTATGCGTAGAGGTGATGTTGATGATGTTGGTGACGCTGCATCTGAATATGTAACTCAAGCAGCACAATCTTATAGAAGAAACTTTAACTTTATTAAGGGTGAAGCTGAGAGAGTGCGTTTGTTTGAAGCGCAAATACTTCGTGAGATACAACGTGTTGGTGAGCAAAGCCCAGAAGGAATCAGGCTACAGCGTAACCTAGAAAAAATTAGAGCAGAAGGCGTTACACCTAATACAGCTGATGGTTATGTCCCTCGTGTTTATCGTATCGACATGATTATGAAGCATCAGTCTGAGTTCTTATCTATTGTCAAAAGGCATGCAATGACAAGAATGGGAATGGATGAGCGTGGTGCAGATACTTTTGCTCAGAATGTTTTAGATACAGTTACAAGAAACAGGCCATTCTATGATGCTGATGAGGTTATTGACTCCCTTGATTGGGTAAAGAACCCATCTGGCGTTCATGCAAGAAGCCTAGAAATACCTGATATTGAAATAGAGAAGTTTCTTGAAAACGATATTGAGGTATTAATGCGTCACCATACCAAGACTATGGGTATGGACATTGAGCTTACAGCTAAATATGGAAGCTCAGACATGAAGCCTGTTATTGATGATATTGTTGCTGATTACGAAAGGCTTATTAATGAAGCCCCTAACGCAGAAAGACGTGCCGCTCTAAGGAAAAACATGGAGCGTGACATTGAAGATATTCGTGGACTGCGTGATAGACTGCGTGGAACATATGGTGCATCAAAAGATCCCCATGCTACTAGCAGTAGATTTATAAGGGTTATGAAGTCATTTAATGTGCTTGCTGGTATGGGAAGCGCAATGATCTCATCTGTTCCTGATGTAGCCAGAACGGTAATGGTAGAAGGTTTTAAGAATACATATGAAGGTGGCTTTAAACAGCTATTTAGGGAGCAAGCTTCTTATGTAAAGAGAATGAGAAGGCGTGAGCTTAATCAAGCTGCGGTTGCTGCCGATGCTGTTCTTGGTCTTAGAGCACATGCAATGAGCGACATTGGTGATATGTTTGGTTCACGTTATGGATTTGAACGTGGATTGAATCAGGCCACTGGTATGTTCTTTTTAATGAATGGTTTGAATTACTGGAACCAAGCACTTAAAGAATTTGCTGGTACAGTCACCATGTTTAGAATGAATAATGCTTTAATGACAACTTGGGAAGCATTATCCAGAGCAGATAAAGAAAAGCTTTTGAAAAATGGTATTGATCGTTCAGATCATTATCGTATTCGTCAACAGATACAGCAGCATGGACGTAGAGTTGATAGAGAGTGGTTTGCTAACACAGACTCTTGGACTGATGCTCAGATGCGTATTCTATACAGAAACGCATTAAATCAAAATGTTGAGCGTATTATTATTACCCCTGGGGCTGGTGACAGAGCTTTATGGACATCAACTGAAATGGGTTCGTTTATAACTCAGTTTAAGTCATATGGTCAGGGGGCAATGGTTCGCATGTTAACATCTGGTTTGCAAGAGCGTGATGGTGCTTTTTGGCAAGGAGCGTTTCTTCTTGTGGGTCTTGCAGCAGCCGTTAATGAGTTCAAGAAAGCTCAGTATGGTATTGATAAAGAAGAATCCTTTGATGAGAAGCTTATCAATGCTGTAGATAGATCAGGAATACTAGGTTGGGCTATGGATGTTAACAACGCTGTAGAGAAAGTGTCAGATTATAAATTAGGTATGAGACCGTTCCTTACAGACCAGCCTCAATATGGCTTACCTGATTCAGCAAAAGCTGGTGCTGTATTAGGGCCAGGGGTGTCTAATGCAATGAATATAAGTAGCATTATGGGTGATGTTGTTACCTTTAATGCAGATCAACAGACATTAGATAACGCTAGGTTTGTAACGCCTACCGGAAACCTGTTCTACCTTGACCCTATTTATGATGGTGTTTTTGGGCAATAGATGTGAATTAACGCAATGAAGCCAACAATGTATAAGAGGATATTATGGCGACAATCCAAATAGCAGACAATGATGCACGAGTGCAATATACGCAAGCTGTAGTTGCAAATACTACTCAGCTTACGATTGATTATCCGTTTTTTAGCTTAGACGATATCAATGTAATTGTTACAAATGCTGCTGGAACAGACACTGTGCTTACCAGAGGTACTGGTACTGGCACTTTTGCTGTTGTCGGTGTTGCTGTGGATGATGGTTTTTCTGGTGGTTACATTACGCTCGGTGATAGCTACTCTGCTGGTACTGATACATTTACTATTTTCCGTGACATACCTGTTGAGCGTACCACTGACTTTCCAACATCAGGCCCATTTAACATCTCATCTTTGAATACAGAGCTGGACAAGATAATTGCTATTGAGCAAGAGCTTGAGACCAAGGTTACTCGTACTTTGCAGCTTGCTGACTCAGATGCGACTGTTGATCTAAAGCTGCCTAACCTCGATACTCGCAAAGGAACGACTCTTGCGTTTAATGCTACAACTGGTGTTCCTGAGGCTGGCCCGACAATATCTGGTGTTAATACTGTAGCTGCTTTGGCTGCTGACATTGCCACACTTGCTGACATCGAAGATGGTACAGTAGCAACTGATGCTATTAGCGATGCTGCTGCTATTGCCTCAGATATTACAACTGTGTCAGGCATTTCAAGCAATGTAAGTGCTGTAGCTGGTAACGCTTCTAACATCAATGCTGTTAACGCTAACTCATCAAACATCAACACAGTGGCTGGCATTAACGCTAACGTGACTACTGTTGCCGGTATTTCTTCAAACGTAACAACGGCTGCTGGTATCTCTGCTGACATTACTGCGGTGGCTGCGGATGCAAGTGACATTGGTACAGTTTCTAGCAATATCTCAAATGTTAATACAGTAGCGGGAATATCTGCTGACGTAAGTACGGTTGCTGCTGATGGTACAGACATTGGCGTTGTAGCTGGTATATCATCAGACGTAACTACAGTCTCAGGTATTTCTTCTAATGTCACAACAGTGGCTGGCATATCAGCAAATGTTACAGCTGTTGCCGGTGATGCAACTGACATTGGAACCGTGGCAACAAACATTGCTAACGTAAACACAGTTGCTGGTATTAGCTCTAATGTAACTACAGTCGCTGGTATTGCCGCCGATGTTACTGCTGCGGCAACTAACGTGTCTGACATTCAAGCTATCTCTACTGCCATTGCAGATGTGATTACAGTGGCTAACGATCTTAATGAGGCTACTTCAGAGATTGACACAGTAGCTAACAGCATTGCTAATGTTGATTTAGTTGGTGGTTCTATTGCTAACGTCAACACTGTTGCTACTAACCTGACAGATATTAATTCTTTTGCTAATACATATTTTATCTCAGCAACAGCACCAGTAAGTCCAACCACAGGTGATTTGTGGTTTGATACAACAGCCAGCACTATGAAGGTTTATGATGGGTCGGGCTTTGTTAATGCTGGATCATCAGTAAATGGTACATCTGCTCGTTACAGTTACACAGCAACAGCAAGCCAAACTAGTTTTGCTGCAACATATGATGCTGGATATGTAGATGTATATCTTAATGGCGTTAAGCTTGTTTCTGGTACAGATTTTACTGCTACTGATGGATCAACGGTTGTTCTTGCAACTGGTGCTGCTCTCAATGACACTGTTGATATTATTGGCTATGGTACTTTCAGCATATCTAGCGCAGTAACATTACCTGATAATGTCAAGGCTACCTTTGGCACTGGTAGTGATATGGAGATTTATCACAATCCATCTTCTAGTGATGTAAATAGAATTGATCTTGATGGAAACATGCTTTCTATTGTTCAAAAAGGCATTAATGGACAACTCCGATTAAAGAACAATTACTCAGCCACTGCTAATACTCATCTTGATTTTTATAACCAATCTAACTGGTTTGGATCTATAGGTTCAAACACAGATAACTCTGTAAGATATTCTGTTTATGATAGTTATGGTGGGCATGACTTTAGAACAAACTCAGGCAATTTTGCGGCTCGAATAGACAACAGCGCCAACTTGCTGGTGGGTACGACTTCTACGCCAAGTACGCTTATTTCCGCAACATCTGGTGGCGGCATTGCTTTAGACCCCAACAGCTTTTCGGCGTGGAACAGGGAAGCGACAGCTTCAAATCACTCACATTTAGTGCTTAATCAAACTGGAGTAGATGCACAGTATTTACAGTTCCGCAAAGACGGCAGCACTGTGGGTAGTATTGGTAGTTACGCCGGATTATACACTAACATTGGCACATCTGATGTTGGACTTATGTTCAACACAGGCGCACAATCTATAATCCCGCACAATATGTCAACAAACGCCACCAGAGATAATGCTATAGACTTGGGGCAAAATGGTATTCGTTGGAAAGACCTCTGGCTCTCCGGCGGTGTCTACTTGGGCGGCACTGGTTCGGCTAATTTGCTGGATGACTATGAAGAAGGTACTTGGAATGTTTCGGTTACAGGTCAGTCTACTAATGGTAGCGCAGGAACAGCCGCTGGAACATATACTAAAGTGGGTCGCAAGGTAACTGCATCTGTATACTTCACTTGTGACCAAAGCCCTAGCGGAACTAACGCATTGTTTATTAGTGGCTTGCCATTCGCAGCAACCGTCAATCAAACGGTAAATATTACAATCCATAACTGGGATACATCTGGTGTTACTGGTAATGGAATAGTAACGCCATTTATAGGTATGTCGTTTTATGGCGATTTATATAGTACCGGATTTTATGTTAGAACTACCAGTAATGCCGTTAACCCTTACTATCAAGAAACCTTATTAAAAACCGGAAGTTATATAAGGTTTAATGTTACATATCACACAACATAACCCCATCGGAGATGAGGGTCAGACAGTCCAACCATCACAGGAGATAAACGATGGCACTAACAGAAGAAACAATCCAAGACAAAATCGAAATCGTAGGTGACTACAAGCACGTTCAAGTACGCACCGCAACGGTCATCAAGCGTGATGGCGTTGAGATTAGCCGTGGCTTTTCACGGCACGTTGTAGCCCCTGACATTTCGGCTACTGACCTAGCCAATGAAAGCGCAGAGGTGCAAGCTATCTGTGCAGCGGTACACACACAGGCTGTTAAGGATGCCTATGCAGCACATCTGGCGGCACAAGCTGCTGAGATGGCTCCGGCTGAAGGGGAATAGTAAATGACTAGAGCAAGAGAACTTGCAGACCAGCATAAGACCCTTGATGTAGACGGCGGCACAATCAAGCTGGATGGTAACTACCCGACTGGCACAAACAATGTGGCGTTGGGTGATACTGCGCTGGATGATGGATCGCTGAGTGGCGACAGTAATGTTGCTATTGGGGCAAACTCCCTTACAAATAATACCAGTGGTACTTTTAATGCTTCATTGGGTAGATCTTCTTTATTCACAAATACAACAGGCAATTATAATACAGGATTAGGCGGCTACACACTCCTGTTTAACACGACTGGTAACGATAACTCATCCGTTGGTTATGGGTCACTTTCGCAAAATACCACAGGTTCTAGCAATGTAGGTATTGGCCGTGATGCACTCAGCTCCAACACCACCGCATCCAACAACACTGCTGTGGGGCATCGGGCAGGGTACGCTAATACTACTGGTTTCATTGACGCATTTGGCTCTGGTTCCCTAGATGCCAACACTACAGGTAATTTCAACGTAGCGTTTGGTACGACATCTTTAACTAGTAACACGACAGGTAATTCAAACTCTGCTTTTGGTCGTGACGCACTGTATAGCAATACAACAGGAAGTAACAATATAGCAGTTGGTACCAACGCACTTCTCTTCAACACCACCGCATCCAACAATACGGCTGTGGGTTATCAGGCTGGCTACAGTAATACTTCGGGAGAGATACAAGCGTTTGGGAGGCTGGCTAGTTATAGCAATACCACAGGCGTAGCCAATTCATCTTTTGGGTTAAGCGCCCTCTACACCAACACTACTGGCGGGTATAATACTGCTCTTGGCTACAACGCCCTAGTTTCCAACACCACCGCCAGCAACAACACGGCTGTGGGGTATCAGGCTGGGTATAGCGGTACGACTGCAACTGGAAACACATTAATTGGTATAAGTGCAGGATATAATCTAACCACAGGAAGTTATAACTGTTTTATTGGTGGCGGTTTTTCGACTTCTGGTTATTCTATGACCACAGGTTCAAAGAACACCATTATTGGTGGGTTTGGCGGCAACCAAAGCGGCCTAGACATCCGCACATCCAGCAACAACATTGTGCTGTCGGATGGCGATGGTAATCCTAGATTGTTTTGGGATAATTCTTTAGGTATATGGAAAACTGATGGGGCTACAGCCGGTTCTGCTAGTGGGTTTAGCGGTACTGGTGGGGGGTTTGTTGTATACACAACTGGGAGTAATTTTTTCCAATATATCGCCTCCCTTGCTGGATATTATCTTGTAACAACTGCTTATGGCAGTACATCTGATGAAACTCTAAAAACCAATATGCAAAACATTCCTAATGCGCTAGAAAAAGTTTGTGCATTAAATGGCTTTACATATGAGTTTATTGAAGAAGGATTGTGTGAGTCCACTAAAGGAACGCAGATAGGTGTTGGCGCACAAACTGTAGAGGCGCAGTTCCCAGAACTTGTTTCTACAGGCAAAGATGGAATTAAAGCTGTCAAGTATGACAGAATAGTTGCACCGCTTATTGAAGCAATCAAAGAACTTTCGGCAAAGAACGATGCACTAGAGGCTCGCATAGCCGCACTTGAAGGAGCATAAAATGGACGAACTAACAGCAGAACAAATCGCACAACACTACACAGCAATGGGTCACAGCGTTGACCTCATCAATGCTATTATTGCTGGCGAGGCTATGGCAGACGATGATGCCGCAGACAAGCAAGATTGTGTAAACAGGAATGTTGAGCATCTTGAGATTATGGTTGCTAAAGAGTTCTGGGGTTCTGAGGATATGACTGCGGCTAATGCGGCTATTGCTGCTGGTCAAGGTTATACAGCGTAGTTATGAAAGACTTGCCGACAGACGCATCTATTGTGACAGCAGGGATTACAGCACCAATCTGGTTGGCTCCGCTTAATCAGTGGCTTGCGCTTGTCATTGCTTGTCTTGCTATAGTTCTTGGTATTATTCGCATATCTAAAGCATTATCAAGTAAAGATAATGTATAAAGCAATTGTGTTGGCATGCTTGATAGGATCGCCAACTGATTGCATAGAGTTCCATGACATTCGTGGCCCTTACTACACAGAAAGGGAGTGTCGTAATCGTGCTATGGAAATGGGCAGAGCAGTAGGTGAAATAGCTAACATGATGCCAATTAAGTGGCGTTGTGATGTTCTCAAGAAGGGTATGCTTTCATAATGGAACCAATATCGACAGCATTAGCTGGCATTGCCCTTGTAAAATCTAGCGTTGATTTTATCAAAACGCATATCAATACAGCTAAAGACATAGGTGAGATTGCTGGTCAGATTGACGCATTGTTTGTTGGTCAGAAGCAAGTTCAAGAGGCAAGCAATCGTAAAGCTGGCGTTGGTTTATCAGATCAGTTTGGTGTGCAGTCAGTAGCACAGGAAATGATAGACGCCAAGCTTGCTGCGGAAAAGCTACAAGAAGTAGCTAATATGGTAAACATGCGCTTTGGGCCTGATACTTGGAAAGAGATTCTTGCTGAGAGAAACCGCAGAATACAAGAAGCCAAGGAAGCTCAGATTGCGGCTAGAAAGGCTGCACAGAAGGCTCAAGATGAATTAATAGAGAACATTAAGATAGGTTCTTTAATTGTTTTAGTAATGGCTATTGCTATATTCCTGTTTTTTTTCCTAGTATTCAGTGCAGCGATGGCGAGTTCACTGATTATTTAGGAGAATACTGTGTCAAAAAATAGAACAGACTTAATACTGGAAGCATATAGCCTTGTTAAAGAACATGGCGGGACAAGAAGTGCTTCTAGAGAATCAGGAATCCCAAGAAGCACATTGCAATACAGACTCAGAATAGGTAAAGCAGCTGGCATTATAGATGATTCTGATATTGGATACACAGCACCCTTAAAGATAGATGATGATATTCCTGTCGATGAGATCGTAGATCATCTTCATGCAAGATTTAAAAAGCGAAAGAAGTATCGTGAATCAAAGAAGTGGTCTCCCATACAGATGCACACTGATGATCCTATTGGTTTGCTATGGTTAGGCGATCCACATATTGATGACAATCATTGTGACTGGGATTCTCTTAAAGAGCACATTGACATTATCCAAAGCAATGAAGGCATCTATGGCTGCTCACTTGGAGACCAGCAAAACAACTGGGTGGGAAGATTAGGGCGTCTTTATGGCGAACAGGACACATCACACAAAACAGCATGGAAGCTTGTTGAGTGGTTGATCCAAGAGATGAATCCTATGGTTCTTATTGGGGGCAATCACGATATGTGGTCTGGTGCTGGTGATCCATTGAAGTGGATGGCACAGACAGATTGTTTGTTTGAAAACTGGGAGGCTCGTATTGCATTGAGATTCCCTAACAAGCGTGAGTGCCGTATTGTAGCAGCACATGATATGCCTGGGCATAGCCAGTGGAATCCATTACATGCACAGATTAAAGCAGCTAAGTTTAAATCTAATGCTCATCTGTATATCTCTGGACACAGACACAACTGGGCATTAGCACATATCGAGCTTGTTGAGCAGGAAACTACAGCTTGGCTTGCAAGAGCAAGAGGATATAAGTACCATGATACATATGCTTTTGTGAAAGGATTTGAGCAGCAGAAGTTTGGTCAGGCTATTCTTCAGGTAATAGATCCGACAAATCCTTCTGAGGTCTCATGGGTACAATGTTTTGCTGATCCTCATGAGGGTGCTGAGTACCTACGATATCGTAGATCGCTTCGCAAGTAACGGCAGCGTATCCAGCGATGTCAATCCAAGAGTCAAAGTGAGTAGGATCGTTCTGTAATCTGGAGAGTTTATTGAGAATATGCAAAGCCCCAACATCGAATGGAGATATAGGTACGCCTAGATGAGCTTCATAAAGAGACGCAGCTATAGTAAAATTGTCCGATGGACTTCCATAATTTTCACCACGTTCTTTTACAGCGTCTTTGGCTTTAGCTAATACAATATTTCTGATTGAGTCGTCCATAATACACCGAGGGTTAAATGAGTGCCGAAACGATATTAAAGCTCAAACTACTGCCAAGAGCAATGATGTTTATTATGACAATCATGTATATTCGTGTAGTGGAATGGGGAATGAGCTTGGAAACTATTAGTACGCAGCAGAGTGCAATGGTTAGCGTTGTGTCTGGTGCTATGACAGGAGCGTTTGCAGTCTGGCTGGGGAGTGAAAAGAAATGATACAAGCATTGATTGGGCCAATAGCTTCACTAGCTGGTTCTTGGATGGAATCCAAGGTCGAGCAAACCAAAGCCAAAGGTATGGTTGCACAAGCTAAAGCAGAAGCAGAAGCAGAAGTAATGAAGGTTGCTGCTACGCATGAAGCTGGCTGGGAAAAGATCATGGCTCAAGCCAGCGATAACAGCTGGAAGGACGAGGCGTGGACTATTCTTTTTATTCTGATAATCGCCATGTGCTTTGTACCCTTTACACAGCCCTACGTTGAGCGTGGGTTTGCTGCACTGTCTGCTACGCCAGATTGGTTCCAGTATGCTGTTTATGCCAGCATAGCGGCTTCATTCGGCCTTAGAAGCATTAAGGGTGTTCGCAAGTAATATCTTGAACACATCATCTGGATCAGATTTGTTATTGCGTTCTTTGTATGATTTAAATTCCCTTGGTGGTCTTAAATCCATACCAACGTCTTTATCAACAACAATAATTGTCTCTGGTGGTGTATATCTGCCATGAATGTCTATTGTTTCTGCCTGTGGATCATCTTCAAACATAATGTGAATACCCATTATTGCTAAGTTTTACTAACATTAAATGGCAACAAGGCATGTTGTTCTCCCTAGAACCTGAGGCCCCCTTGACTGGGGGTCTCTTTTTTTATATCATCTCTGAATCACTTGCCCGACTCGGCAGTGGTGGGGAAAGAGAAGGGGGTGGCTGTCAGGCTGCTCCCTTTTCTGATTCAAAGAAGAATGGTCTGTAATCCTCAATATCTTCGTGGAACCAAAGCATTTTCTTGTGCAATAAAGCAAGGTCAAATCTATCCCCAATGAACTTCACATCATCATTGATATCTGTAATCTTTGTTTTGGGTGATACCGATTCACCCTCATCATCTGTGCCAAGGATAAGTCCATTGCCAGCAAGGGGTGTCGGATAGTTTTTGTGAATCCAAAAGTATTGATCTTCTACATAGAGTCCTTCGTCATCAATGAAGGCAACGTCTTGGTTCTCATATAAACGAACAACGTCAAAAGCTCTGGCATCGTTAAGGAATGTGTAGATATCCTGATAGTCGCCTGAGTATTTGGCAGCAGAAATTTTTTTGTCTCTAGGGTTGATTAAATAAGCAAGCATTACAGTTTACCTCCTGTTTTAAATTGTGTGTAAAAAACAACAGAATCGTCACTATCAAATTCAGCAAACATTCTGTCGCCAATAGATGTTACTTTTGAAACGAACTTTCCCCAATCAATACCGCAGTCCCAATAGAATGAGGCTAAAGCTAAAATTTCGTTTCTACCTTCTATTTCTTTAATAATTTCTATTTGAGCATGCGCTCCATTAATCATGTGTTGATGTCCCATTTCCCCACCACTGTTAGTTGGGTTAATTGATTAGTACGATGTCCTCTCCATCACCGTCATGGAGAGCTTCAATCATTATGTGGCATATGCCAGCAACCTCACCTTCAGTCATCCAACGTGAATGACCCCATTTCATGTAAGTGCTTTTGCCACGAGTTTCGTTTGATAGAGTTACGGTTATCATCATCTCATTAATCTCTGTAAAATCAATGGATACGAAAAGCTGTCTGTAGTCACCGTCTTTACCTTTGCCAGTGATCCACAGACAGTTTTCTACAGCATGTGATTCTGATGATAGTATTACAGCAGATGCAGCAAGCAGCTTTTGTAAATTTCTGTCAGAGAATACTTGCATCTGTCATCTTTCTTTTTGCTTCCACAAGCTTGTGATCTGGCTTGTGTATTATCTCAGCACGAGAAACATAACATTGGTAGCATTTTGTGTTGCCCGCTGCGTCAACTACAAAGCCACCTGTGCTACAATTTATCCATGCAGCACAGGCTTGACATAGCTCTTGCCTATGCAGCTTTGAGCTTGTTTTTCGCTTTCTTGAACTCATCAGTTACCTGACCTTTTGCAACCTTGCCAAGTGTACTGATAGCAGATGAGTGCTTACGCCACATACCATCAATGTCATCAATCGACTTAGCTTTGTTAAAGTCTTCGATGATAATAGAACCATCCTGTTCGTCAAGATCCATAGGCAGATCCTCACCAGCATAGACATTGAGGCCAAGACCGTGGAAAGCAATGGCTTTGACTAGGCAGCGTTGTAGAGCCTTGTTGACTTGACCGCCATCGGGATGTGCAACAGATTGGTTCTTGTGATCCATAACGTAATGAATCTCTGTGTGAGCAACGTCCTCGATGGTGACAGTAACAGCCACATATGTATGACCCTTGGTGTCACGCATAAATGGTAGCGGATTGTTTTGATTGTCACGGAAGATGTGCTTCTCGAATGTAGCATGTGGATACTTTTCTTTGACAAAAGCCCAAGCCCATGCCCAAGACAGATAGTCAAATCGACCCTTCTGCTCCACTTCTTTGGATACGTCAAAGCGTGATAGATTATGCCATACTGATTCAGTCATTATTCTTCTCCTTAGGTGCAGTGTGAGTACAAGTGAGTGTGCCAGATCGTGAACGTGTGACTCTTATCCAGTGGCCTTTCATGTTGCCACCTAGATCATAGTCCATCTTACGACAGTTGTTAGGCATCAATTCTTTGAACATATCTTTGGCTTCATCACTGACTTTGACAACCTTCTTGGCGTCAATGATGTTTTGTGCTGCAAAACCGAATTTGTGATCCATTTCGTCATCAAAGCCATCGAGGTCACGCATATTCATAACAAACATGTCGCTGTGGTCAACCGGAGGCATAGCGATAGGATCGTTTGGTGTCCAGCCCTGATAGTAAGACCAGAATGATTTGCAGTTAGACAGATAGTCTTCGCACCAGTTGTGATCTTTGGTAAGCATACGCCACTCGATGCGGCAGCGTACACCAAACAGAGCAACAAAATAGCAGCGGTCAACACCGCTTACAATCATGTGATGCTGGCATTGAGGCGCATAGAACTCTGCCAGTTCGTCTATGTCCTTAAAGCCGAAGTGCGCCTTGATCTCCAGAGGAGCATTATCGCCAACAACACGCCCATCAAAGGTAGAATGGAGAGGCACATTGTTAACAAGAATAGTCTTGCCGCCGCCACGAAAGTTGACTTGACGCCCTTCTTGTTCTGCCCATTTGTCGATGATGTATGGTTCAAGATAGCTCCCTGTGTCCATTAGAAGTTGCGTTTGCTTGTTTGGCTTCCAGACTTTATCGCCACGTTTTTGAAGAACTAGATCTTCCCAGTCAGCGTAGTTAGCTTTGACGATTTCCTTTGCGTCTGATGAGCCTATGTATGTAGCACGTTCCTTTATTTGAGCTTGTGTCAAAGACATTAGTGTCTCCCTTGATAGAGTTTAGGGTCTAATCCTTCGTCATACTCATTGGCTTGCAACGTGTCAGCACATGTGTCACGAAACAAATCTTCATTGAAACGATTATTTTGGGAAAATAGTCTTACCTTACGGATAAAGCTGTCTAGCTTCCGTGGTTGTATGTCGGCAGCTATTTCAGTGGCTAACCACTCAAAGTGCGCTCCTCTCAACTTCGGCATAATATTCTTCTCCTAAGATTGGTTTATTTGATTTTTCTATGATAGTCCCCATAAGATCGTACATGGTCATGTCCATTAAGGATTCTTTTCCTGCAAGATAGTATGGGCAGTAATAAGTAAGGATAAGAAACCTGTCGGTATCCTTTATCAATACATTATCACCGTCTTTTGGTTTGGCTTCTGGATCAATCAGAATCCAATCACTTGAGTCAATTCCCTCTGCGTGGATTGACACATCTTTTACTGGCATTTCAAAGGGTAAATTTGACATAATTACGCCTCCTTTGATACCAGAGTGCGGTAATTCTATGTAAAAATCAAGCTCAATTCACATTGCTATTGACTTCAATGTTGTGAATCATTCTATAATGCTTGCATGAATCACGCAGATACATTCCCTGACTATCTCATTAGACAGTTTAGCAAGAGGCGTAATGAGCTAGGACTGACGCAGCAGCGACTTGATGATCGCATTGGCTGTGCATCAGGACTTGTTGCTAAGTGGGAAAGTGGGAATAGGAAGCCAACATTGTTTAATGCACATTGCTGGGCTGAAGCCCTTGGATGTCACATTAAATTAGAGGCTTACAATGATGATTTGCGGAATTGACCCAGGCGTTACTGGTGGAATTACCTTTATGAATGACAGGCATATGGTGTGCAAGCCAGTGCCTATCGAAACATATAGAGTGGCTGGCAAGACAAAGAAGTTCTTGTCAGTCGTATCTATATGTGAGTTGCTTGATGATTATAGCCCAAAGCTAGTGTTTATTGAAAAGCAGCAAGCAATGCCAAAGCAAGGTGTTGTTAGCACATTTCGTACTGGCTTTGGTTATGGTGTATATCTTGGTTTGATTGTGGCCTTGCAATACAAGTTTGTAGAGGTAAGGCCGCAAGTCTGGAAGAAGGATCTTGGTGTCACGTCTGATAAAGACCAAGCAAGACAGAGAGCAACCGAACTAATGCCGGATGCCTCTGCTTGTTGGGAGAAACGTAGTCAAGATGGAATAGCTGAGTCAGCCCTAATAGCTTATTGGGGCATGAACAACTACTCTTTGGATTGAGGCCAGTCACCATAAGGATCAAAGTTAGGTGTAATTTCTAGTGCTTCCTTGAGCCACTTGACCTTTTCTTTCTTGGTTCCGTTTTTGATGCTGCCAGTGACATGCTGTGTAAGCATATCAATCTGCTCAGTTTTGTATTTGTTTAGCCATTTTATGTCTGGTTTGAACCATCCGTAATCCTCAACAGGGTATGGGGTTGTTTCTTTGAACGTCTCATGTGTGACATCGCTTTTTCCAATGCCTGTGAGACATATTGCAGCAAAGAGACGAGATAGTTCCTGACGACCAAGATTGAGGCAATAGTGCAATGGAGAAGTTCCATTGTTGTCAAAATCTTCACGGCAAGCTTGGATATGAATGTCAATGTACTCTTCATACTCAGGAGTAACGTAGTCATCTGGATATTCCTCCGATGGAAAGTGTGATTGATAGTCGGCATAGATGTTGCCGATGCGATGTATGTGAGAATATGTGTAACCCAAACGTCTGTGGCAGAGCATAGCCATCATGTAGCGTGTAAGCTCTGAATGTTCTTCCATGTCCCATAGCTTATTCTTGGCTTCAGTGGCTAGATAACCATTGAGCAAAGTTTTCTGAGGTTGGGAATACATGATTGGGCTTAGTTCTGGTTCTTCTTCTTGATTTTCTTCTAGTGTTGATTGCTGTTCCATTTCTTTTGATATCATGCGAACAGTATCTAGTTTGTATCTGTAGCTATTGTAAGTAACAACCAAGATGCAGTCTGAGTTAGGAATCTCAGTATCGTTTGTTATTGACCAGCCATAGCATTGAGGCGAGTCAAACCAATACTCATCACGCAAGTAAACAACATCCTGATAGTCATTGCTGTCACGTTGAGCTTGTATGAAGCCATCAATATGAGCGTTCTGATATTCCTCAAACTTTTGTAAATTTGTAATGAAACTTTCCTCACTAAAGAGGTCAGACTCGATGCCTAGATCAGCAATGACTTGAGGCGATGGGTTTGTAATGTCGAACAGTGCAGCAGAAGTTGGCACTTTTTTCTGAGTCATAGATTGTTTGACCCAAGAGGCATGAATATCTCTGCCCTTGTGCTCATCGAGGAACATGTCTTGCTGTTCATGTGAGCCAAGAGTCAATGCACTGGCAACGCCAATGCCAAATTCGTAATTACGAAACATCTCTTTGGCTTTGTCAGACAGCTCCGATAATGCAACACGTTGCTTAACCCATTGATTTGTTTGACCAAAGCGTTTGCCTACAGAGTCGAAGTCCTCTTCACCATCTGCACATAAAGCGTGTATAACATCGCACTCGTCAAGTGGGTGCATGTCTTCACGCATCATGTTAGCGTGTAAGCCAATCTCATTGTCATTGTCAAAGATCTCAATGCAGTTGACTTCGTTAGCTGCCTCTTTGCCATAAAGCTTCTTCAGTGCTTCAAGGCGGCGATTGCCATCAATAACTTCGTAGCCCTTACCATTCTTGCGAATGACAAGATTGTGCAGCAGCCCCTGTGATTCGATAGAGGCTGCTAGTGCATTGAGACTTTCTGATGATGACTTTACTTTGCGTACATTGTTTTTGGCTGGTTTAAGCTGATTTAGCGGTATTTGAAGCATTGATGCTCTCCATTAGTATATAACGATCTCCGAACTCTACTTTGTTAAAGAAATCAAATTTCTTATCTTCATCTGGCGACACATGAACTGTGTGAACTGTGTTTCCACCCTGCTTGAATCTGACTGTAACCCATTCTGGGTCTGTGTTGTCGAACTCAAGTTTGTCTATTGTTAGAACACAGTCGCTTCTGTAATAAGGATCTGACATTTAAAACCCCTTTCTTGGATATCCATGTTGTTCAACAAGCTGTCCCTTTTTGTTAAAAATCCATCCTTGGACATATGTATCCTCATCCATAAAACTATCGCCTCTAACGCCATACTCTACTTTGAGGACATTTTGCCCATCGCATTGGCTTTCAAGAAAACTTTTGCTGACAGCTTCAATGATTGTGTCGAACATTCTGTGATCTAAAATGCGAGAGATTGTTTTTTCTTCTGCATCTTCGCTGCCATCTTCAGCAAGGTAATTGCTTTCGTATTTCATGGCAAAAGAGTTGTCGTCTGAAGTTGATGGATTTTTGATGACTGAAATGTCTACGAACACTTTGTCTGGATCTTGCATACGGTCATGCACATTGCTTATTCCAAACATTTTGTAAATGTCATCTTTTGCATGTGTGTGTATCAATGACGCAGATTTTCCGGCAAGTTCAATTTCACCATCTTTGGCAAAGTATTTCTTAATAAGCTTGCGCTTACCGTTTGATTCTACTTTCATGTCGTAGATTTCTACCATGTCCCAAGTGCCATCAGAGCCTGAGTCACCTTGAGGCCATTTTCTTGTTTCTAGGCTTTTGGCTACGATAGTTTCAACTTGCTCAACAGTTTCAAATCCTACTGTTGAATGTCTTTCATTTACCAATGCGTAATAAGGCATTTAGTCCTCCATGATTTTATCTGTTATGAATTTTGACACGAACGCCACCGAGATCCATAGAGGCGCACCGATCACACTGACGAGTAGAGTTGGATTGATTCCGAGACCAATTAGCATAAGCAGCAGTGTGAATGTAAAGAAGAGGTGAACAGTGACGAACCAGCCAAGCCATGTCGTCTTCCTGTTGATAAAGCGTATTTGTCTGAGATTGTTTAGCATTGTACATTTTCCTTCTCCTTGGAAACAATTACGATGCCTTTAGCATTGCATGTTTCGCAGTCTTCGGGAACCACATCTACCATCATTTGAGGCATCCAAGAGCTTCTCTCATGGTAAATGCTTTCTACATATTGAAAACCTTTGCCGTTACAATCACGGCATGAAATCATATCTCCATCCATTATTTTCATAATGTTCTCCAATGATTTTTGTTAAGACAAGACTTTCCACAGATTTACTCACTTAACTTTAAAGCGACAAGCTTGACCAATATCTCCTGCCCAATGAGACTAAAGGGGGAGCAGGGTATGGCATCTGTGGCATTTAGGGCGCAGTGCTGCAACACTGGTCTTGTTACGTCCTCGCGAAAATTGTCGCTCCCCTAAAATCTTGGTTCATCAATGCCTGAGGCGTACTCAAAATGCTCTGCAACAACATCCATGTTGTAATTGCAAGCTTTGATTATCTTGTCATAGGTTTCATTGGGATCGCCATCAAAGGCATTGGCTTCTTGTGCGCTCATAAGATCTATGAGGCGTATTACTTCGTCATTAATTTTGAGCGTGATTGTCATCACTACCTCCTAACAGTGGTGGGGAATGTGAGGAGAGAGTGGAGGTAACACACCCTCTCCTCTTCCGATCTGTAACTACAGTCAGAGGCATGAATGTACGCATGCCCCTGAAAGGATGAAGAAGCTACTAGAACGGAATGTCGTCACCTCCTGCTGGTACAGCTGGGGCTGATGTGGCATCACTGCCGCCACCAGACTTGCCGCCCATGCGGAAGGTTGAACCAGCACCAGCGAGTTTGATCTTGAATGAGCGTTGCTTCTGCTCATCCTTCTCATACTCCTCGATGAGAGGCATGCCCTGGACAAAGACTGTTGTACCCTGACCGACATACTTCTCGATCACGTTGGATACAAGACCCTTGCCATTGCTGCCGTCCCAAGCCTCACAGCGATACCAGTGGGTAGTCTCCACTTTCTCGCCTGACTTGTTAGTGTAGGATTCGTTGACAGCGACTGAGAAGTTAGCGACCTTAGTGCCGTTAACATCCCGAATCTCTGGGGCTGAACCTACATTACCGGAAACTGTGATTTGTGCGAAATTCATCCTGATTCTCCTTTGCGTTAGAGGATGATTGAAGGGTGAGGCATCACGTCTAGCCTCTGTCACTGCATTGCGTCCCTGCTAGCTGGGCAACAGTGTCAATTCTTATTATCGAGCAGGCATCTCTACCCACTGATATTTGTATTTAAACCACTTTGGCTTTTTGTAACCTACAAGCTTCTTAGCTGTTAGCAAGGTTAGCGAGATGACACAACCGCCAATGACTGCTGCCATCATGCCAGCAAATGTGCCAGCAAACATAGCAACGAGCAAGATAGTAGAGGCGATGTCGATTGGGATGTCAAGCCAAAGAACTTTCTTGAAGTCGAATTTGGCTAATAAAAACAGTATTGCTAGGGCAGAAAATATGCCAGCGATTATGTAAAATATCATGGCTAGAATCTCCGTTGGTTAATTTGTGTAAGCAAGTGAAATTTGATAAGAGTGGGGGGTGGTTATGATCTTTTTTATGACCCTTTTATGATTCAATCTTGGCTTTGCTAGGGATTTCACAAGACTCTTTGCAGTCTGAAAATTTGTGAACCATTGTGAAGATACATCTTGCCATCCTTTTTCTGAATGGACTTGAGCTTTGTATAGAACTTTCATTTGGCTTCTCCAGTCTGAGGCGTTTCAACGGCGTTGCCGGACGCAAAAAAATGAGTGGCAGGGCCGCAGCCCCACCACTCGTGCAGTGTTAGATATTGGAAGCAAAGCTATCATCTCTGGGCATCTCTACCAGCCCAGCGTCTCTGGCGTATGACCAGAAGTCCTGCTTGTTGGCTTGATACTGCTCCATAGTGAGCTGACCCTTGCGGAAGTTGACACGCTTGACACGAGACATCTCATCAGCGGGTATATACTGTCCCCAGTTCATACCAGTCTTGCCGATTACCTCTGTGCGAATCTGATGCCGCATGATCTTGTAGGCATGGTTGGTAATCCACCATTGCTGACGCAACAGCTCGATCTTGTTCTCCATATCCTCTACCTTGTTGCCAGTAATCTCGATGCCAACA